AAACCAAACCGCCCAAAGTCCGAGATATCCACGCGCCCTTATCAGTGGAGAACACCACACCATTGGGTTGTGCTCCGTTGTTATCCCAAGCCGACGTTGATAGGGTGGCGGATACATATCTTTCCATAGATAGGGCGGCGCGGCTGGAAGCCAGTTGGGACATTGGGGTCCCACTGGATGGAAGGATATTTGAACACTTTGGTGAACAACACATATCTGATTCACCATGTCCAGAAGGAAGCTACAAATTCTCTATAGGAATCGACCATGGCCACACACCCACTTCCCAATGTGCTGTTCTGGTGGCTATTTCAGATGATGATAAAACCATTTATGTTTTGGATGAATATTTCGCGGCTGGTGGTGAAAAAGAGACTGGAACAGCAAGACGCCACGCGCGCGCCATCATCGCGATGATAAGAAGGAATGGTTTGGAACCACTCCAAATCAATAGATGGACTGGTGATAGGCCCCATGGTGGTGGAAAACATGGTGGAAGAATGTCCAATTCACTTCTTCGTTCAGCTTTGGAACATGTTCTGGATTATCCAGCCAATTCATGCCCTTTCAGAATACACACAGCCCACAAACCAAGATGGTCTGTCTATTATGGATGCCAACTTATCCATGAAGCCATGGTTCAGGGAAGATTTGTGGTTCATCCCAAATGCAAGCGGTTAATTAGGTCACTATCATCATGGACATTGAAAAAAAGTGGGGCAATGGATAGGCTGTCAGAATGGAAACATATAATAGACGCTTTACGATATGCGACCACCCCAATTCTTGATGTAAAATATAGCGCGCCCAAGTTTTCCAAAATCCCCATTCATAGGAAATAATTATGTTAACCCAACCCGTGAAACCAATCTTCCCCGACAAGGGAACAAATGACAGAAGTGAAACCACAGCCAGAAGAAGAAGGCTTTTGGAAGGAAATTGGTCCCCAGATTTGGAGGATTTCATAACCGATTCTGTGGCCTTGGACAGACGCGCAATTTGGGGTTCATTGGATACATCATCCAATGTTTTCAAGAATGGGTGTGAAGCTTTGGCTGTTCTGTATTCCAGAAAACCCACAGTGGGCATCAAACGAGAATTGGCCAATCAGGCTTATGATTTCATTGGTCCCAATGGGGCATTGGATAAAAGTCAATATTTTGAAATGATGTCCAGTGTTCAGATGAAAACAATTGGACTTCGTGAAATGTTGATGAGGATTGACATATCCGATTCCAACCAAATCATGTTCAGACCAGTGACCCCAGATATGGTTTTTGCAATGGCCCCAGCTGGGGACCCAATGAAAGCCAATTATCTATATGAATTGCGATTGCGCCAAAATGATGAAACTGGTGAAATGTTTTGGACGGCTGACACTTATGATATTCGTGATTTGTCCAATCCCAAATACATGGTTCATGTTGTGGAAAATGATGGAACGTTTGGTGATGATGTCACAGAAATATTTTTGGGTGGGAACCACAGTGGTGAAAAATACCCATATCGTGATGGGGCTGGAAAACCTTTCCTTCCTTGGGTCTTTTACCATGCCAGTATTGAAGGAAGACTGTTTTCACCTTATCAACTGTCTGAAGTTGTAAGTGGTTCCATGGTGGCGTCAACATATTACACATATCTGAAACATTTGATGTTCGATAATTCGTTTCCCCAACGCTATACAGTTTCGTGTCAACTGGCAGGACTGAACACCATGGACACCAACATGGCATCCCAAAGAATGAGTCTTTCAGCGGACCCATCATCCATTCTTTGTTTTGTAGCGGACCCAGATTCTTCCACCCAACCAATGTTGGGACAATTCCAAGCTGGAATGTCAGACCCTTCCACCATGTTGGGGGCCATTGTCACATATGAAAGACGATTGGCCACCCAAATGGGGATTGACCCAGCCAGCGTTCAGAAGGTTTCAAGTGACCCCAGAAGTGGATATTCCATAGCAATGTCCAAAGAATCTATGAGGGATGCCCAAAAGAAGTATGAATTCCAGTTTCGTGTTTCGGATATGGAAGCCATTTCCAAAGCTGCTATGATATCCAATGCTATATTGGGGACGAAATATCCAGAAGATGGATACATGATAAGTTATGAAGCCATTGAATTATCAGAAATGGAAGCCAAAGCAAAAACTGAAAATATCATCAAACTGTTGGATAAAAATCTGATTTCACCAGTGGATGCCATTTTGAAAATGTATCCAGAAATAACCACAGAAGAAGAAGCTGTGGAAAAACTCCGAATCATCAGACAACAAAAAATCGAATTTGCATAAACAAAGGAGCAATGAACCATGAAAACAATAACGCATGAAGGACAAGAATATATCTTGAAATCTGAAGTGGATGGAATCGTTCGTGAACGACTGTCCAAGGTGGCAGAAGGAAAACGAATCGCTGAAGGAAAAGTGACAGAACTGGAAGAACAGCTTTCTTCCATGAATGAAAAGGTGAAAGGGGTTGATGCCATGGCTTCCCAACTGTCACAACTCCAAGATGAATTGGCTGTTTCCAATCAACGATATGAACGACATTCAGCCATTGCATCCCATGGCATAACGGACCCCGAAATCAGGGATTTGATTGAATGGCAATACAACAAATCCATGGATGGAAGATTGAAGAAAGACAAAGTTCCACTATCAGAATGGATTGGTGGGATGAAGGAAAATGGGGAAGTTCCATTGGTTCTTCAGCCCTACTTTAAAACAGAACAATCTTCCCAGCCAGTGGCATCCACACCACAGCCCCAGCCCATGGCATCCACGCCACAGCCCCAGCCAGTGGCATCCACACCACATCAACAAATGGAAGTGGCCAGACCATCAACAAACCAAGGTGTAGCACCAACACAAGACCACGCCACCAGTGCAGATTTGTGGAAAAAGGCCGGAAGTGATTTTGATTTTTACCGTCAAAACAGAACAGAACTGAAAAAGCAATACTACCAAATGAGAAATTCAAGATTCAAAGTATGATAAAGAGTTTCACAGCCTATAATATAGATGGTGAATACTATCTTCATTCAGGAAAGCCCAATGGCAAAACAAAGAAAAAAATCCAACGTTGTATCCAAGAAAATAAAGAAGCTATTGAAAGAGGGGAAACCCAGACGACAATCGATTGCTATAGCTTTGTCAATGGCTGGGAAGAAGCGAAAACTTCCAACACGTGGGACCAGAACAAAAACCAACCAAAAGAAAAAATAACCGATAAAAAGAGGAAAAACCAATGGCAACAATTGACCTTAGAAATTTAAATTGGAACAATGGTGGGGCTGTTTATAAACTGGCCAGTGTCACCACAACCAACAAAGAAATCCAGCTTCCAAAGTGGGCCAAACTTGTCACTGTCCAAGCTGTGAACCAAGCCATATATGTGTCATATGAAGGGACAGATGGAGCAAGCCCACAGCCAACGCTTTCCCCCAAGCTGTGAACAGTATCATCCAATACAATCCAGTACAAACAGCCACTGAAAGATATCTATATTTTGCATCCCAAACAGGAACAGCAAACATCTTTTTGATTTTCGAATAATAGAGAGAACGAACCATGGCCATTCCAATATACAATCCATCTTCTGGTGGAATTACAGAAATTACGGAAGAATTCACAAACCAATCCAGTGTATCAATTTCACATTCTTTCAGTCACAAACCACGTGTTCTTATAGTAGATTCATCTGGAAACCAAATCATGGGAGATATTCAGTTTTTCAGTAACTCCATCACAATCACGTTTGTTTCGTCAATATCTGGGACTGTATATCTTATTTGACATTTTCAACCCACCAATGGAGATATAACCATGGACTTTTTCAATCCTTCAGTAACCTTCAAAGGTGCCGTTCAAGCCGAGAACGCACCATCCCAAGACAACCACTTAGTCAGAAAACAAGATGTGGCTGGTCTTTCTTTTATCGATGGAATCGATGATTCTTCTTCATCGATGCTTTCAGTTTCCAACGGAAAACTGGCAATTTCCAACCTAGCTTTGACCGATGTCCACGTTGACAACACCCAAACATCTTTGGCCAATTTCATTTCCAATGAATCATCAACGGCTGCAGGCCTTCAAACTGGTGATGTTCTTATTTTGACAGCCCCAGAAGATGGAACAGAAACATATATTGTCAGTGGAACCAATGGTTCAAGCGCGTCAAACTATACCCAAATCGAAAGCCCACTTTCAGCGGCTGAAGTTGGAAGTGTTCTCCAATCTGGTGATGGTATTTCCATCAATTCATCCAATGCCACCATATCAGCAAATATTGCTGCTGGGACTGGTCTGGCTTCTTCTGTTTCC